AGCGGTATCGTGAGCTTGCGGGCAGCAATGAGCAGTTTGCTGTAAACCAAGCAAAGAACCGCGCGGAAACCCAGATTGACGCAACCAAACGCGCCATGAAGGAGGCGTTTGAGGGCGGCGACACTGAGAAGTTCATTGAATATCAGGAAAAATTACAGCGCCTTGTCAATGAACATGAGCGGTATTCTTCCTACCAGCCCACGCCAATCCCTGAAGCGCAGAGGTATGAGGTTCAGCGCCCGCAGCAAACCGGCCCAGATCAAAAGGCGGTTAAGTGGGCGTCTCAAAACCCTTGGTTCGAGGGTGGCAGTGAGCTTGAAAAGGAGATGACGGGTTATGCTTATGCCGTCAGCGATATGCTGATTCGGGAGCATAAGATTGACCCGCGTAGCGATAAATACTTCGATGAGATTAATAACCGCGTTCAGCGGCGGTTCTCGGAGTATTTCCAGAAACCCGAGTCGGAAAGTGACGCGACGACAAGGGTATCCACAGTAGTTGCTCCTGCCACCAGGACAACAAAGACTGTGAGCAAATTGCGTCTGACTAAAACCCAGGAATCCCTGGCTCGCCGCTTTGGCTTAACCCCAGAGCAGTATGCTGCTCAGTATGTGAAGGATTACGGTCATGGCTGACCGCACCCCCCGCGACCTTCAGACCCGGGATCACCAAGCCCGGACTCCATGGAAGCCGCCCTCGATCCTTCCAGATCCTAAGCCAGAGCCAGGATACGTCTATCGCTGGGTCCGCACATCTATGATGAACAATGCGGACAACACCAACGTCAGCAGGCAAATGCGCGAAGGCTATGTGCCGGTTAAAGCTGAGGACCATCCTGAGCTTATGCTGTACGCCGACCAAGACGGACGCTTCAAAGGCAATGTCGAGGTTGGAGGTCTCCTTCTCTGTAAGATTCCCGAGGAAATCGCGCAGCAACGCGCGGCGTACTATGGGAATATGGCGCAGCAGCAGATGGATAGCGTGGACAACAATTTGATGCGCGAGAACGACCCGAGGATGCCCCTTCTGAAACCAGAACGCTCATCCCGGACTACGTTCGGCCGTGGGCCAAGGGAATAATCTCTTGTCCTGTATCCTCAACCATATCCTAGAAAGGTAACGGAAGATGGCTTCGACGCTTGCTCCGTATGGGCTTCGCCCGATTAACCTGCTGGGTGGTCAAGGGTATGCGGGTTCGACTCGCCTTTATGCGATTCCTGCCAGCTACGCTGTGAGCATTCAGTATGGCGATCCGGTGATCATCACCAACACGGGTTCTACCCGTGGTTATCTGGCTCGCTTTAACGCGACCACCACTGCCACGACTGTCACCTCTACGGGTGGCGGCTTTGGCTTTGTTGGCGTGTTTGTGGGCTGCACGTTCACCGACCCGACCTACGGGAAGGTGTTCCGTCAGAACTACACCTCTGGCAACACTGCTACGGACATCCAGGGCTATGTCGTGGATGACCCGGACGCGCTGTTCCAGATCCAGGCTGACGATACCCTCGCGCAAACGGCTCTGGGCTGCAACGCGGCTCTGATCCAGACGGTTGCTGGTAACTCTGGCGCCAACATCAATTCCGGTGTTGCGCTTGACGCCTCCAGCATCGCTACGACCAACACCCTGCCGGTTCGCATTGTTGATTTTGTCAACAGCACGACCAGCAGCATTGGTGATGCGTACACCGATGTCATCGTGCGTATCAACACGCACTTCCACCGCACTGGCAACACCGGCTCTGCCGGTACCGCCGCGTCGTAAAGGAGGCTGTGACCTATGGCAATTAGTCGCGCACAGCTACTCAAGGAACTGCTTCCGGGCCTGAACGCTTTGTTCGGTCTGGAATACAAGCGGTACGCTGAGGAGCATAAGGAAATCTACGAGACGGAAACCTCGGAGCGTTCCTTTGAAGAAGAAGTGAAGCTGTCTGGCTTCGCTGCTGCCCCCGTCAAGAACGAAGGCGCTGCGATTGCGTATGACAACGGCCAGGAAGCCTGGACCGCGCGTTATACGCATGAGACCATCGCGTATGGTTTCTCCGTCACCGAAGAGGCGATGGAAGACAACCTGTACGACAGTCTCTCTGCTCGTTACACCAAGGCGCTCGCGCGCTCGATGGCGTACACGAAACAGGTCAAGGCGGCTTACCCGCTGAACAACGGCTTCACCAGCTACAACTCTGGTGACGGCGTGACCCTGTTCAGCACGGCGCACCCGCTTGTGTCTGGCGGCTACAACAGCAACCGTCCTGCTACGGCTGCGGATTTGAATGAAACCTCCCTTGAGGCGGCGGTAATTCAGATTGCGGCTTGGACGGATGAACGCGGTCTGCTCATCGCGGCTCGCCCGCGCAAGCTGATCGTGCCGCCCGGCAATATGTTCGTTGCCACCCGCTTGCTTGAGACGGAACTCCGTGTCGGCACGGCTGATAACGACATCAACGCGATCAAGTCCAACGGCTCGATCCCGGAGGGTTACACTGTTAACCACTTCTTGACCGACCCGAACGCTTGGTTCCTGACCACGGATGTCCCGAACGGCATGAAGCACTTCGTGCGCTCTCCGCTCTCGACCTCCATGGACGGCGACTTTGATACCGGCAACGCCCGGTACAAGGCTCGTGAGCGTTATTCCTTCGGGGTCTCCGATCCCCTGGGGATCTTTGGCTCTCCGGGTTCAGCCTGATAGCCGGGCAGGGGGAGAAATCCCCCTGTCTTCTAAACATTTCCCTTGCGGGAATGCTTTGAAGACAGGCATAATGTCCATGCCACCGGGGTAATCCGGTCCTACTGACTGTCCCGGCAGATCAGCACAAACAGTAGGGCTTAGATGTGCAGAGGGTAAAATGGCTTTTACCACGTTCTCCGGCCCCCTTCGTTCCGGCACCGTCAAGGAAGGTTCTGGCCGTAACACTGGCCTTGCTGTCCTGGCTCAGTCCTACAACAGTGGCGACTTGACCGGCGATGTTGTTGGAAATGTTGACGCTTTGGCGTTCAAGATTCCGCAAGGCTCTCAGATTGTTGACATTACTGTGGATCAGATTGTCGCCGCCACGGCTGGCACGACCACGGTTTCTGTTGGCAGCACTTCTGGTGGCGCCGAGCTTATGGCGGCGGTTGCCACTACGGCTGGTGGTCGCTTCCGTGGTACGGCAACGGCTTCAACCCAGGCTGCTTGGCAGACCTCTACCTCTGCTGATACCTCGGTTTATGTCCGGGTGGCTGTTGGCACTGCAACTCTGACGGCTGGTCAGTTCATTGTGACTGTCAGCTATGTTCAGCGCGCATCGAACGGCGCTCAGAATCCTGCCAGCGCCTAATAGGTAAAGGGGGTTCTGCGTCATGCAGACAGATATTCTTGCAAGCGCCGTCAGGACAACTGACGGCGTGATGAACGATCAGGCTGGTAACGCAATTGAGCGTTGCCGCGTGAAGGCGGTCTATATTGTTCCCGCCGCCGGGGCAGGAAGTGTCGTTCTCAAAGACGGTACTTCCGGTAGTGGGACGACAAAGATCACCCTGAACACCTTGGCCTCCTCTACGGCTGTGGATTACATCCTGATGCCGGGCGAGGGTCTTTTGTTTCGGACGGGGGTTTATGCCGACCTGACGGACGTTGCTTCTGTCATGGTGATCTATGGCTAAGACTCCTGCATGGACCAGGAAGGAAGGCAAGAACCCTGCTGGTGGCTTGAATGCCAAGGGCAGGGCTTCTTACAACCGAGCCAATCCTGGGAAGCCTGGGCTGAAGGCGCCCCAGCCAGAGGGCGGCTCTCGACGGGATAGCTTCTGTGCCAGGATGAAGGGCATGAAGAAGAAGCTCACCTCGGCAAAGACGGCCAATGATCCTAACTCCCGTATCAACAAATCCCTGAGAGCATGGAATTGCTGACATGGCAGACACATCTGAAGCAGCCAAAAATGTCGTGGATGTTCTTTCTGTCGGAACGGTAGTGGCGACCCTGGCTGGCATTCTCCCTTCCATAGCCGCGATCTTCACAATTGTTTGGACTGCCATTCGGATCTTTGAGACCGAAACGGTCCAAAAACTTCTAGGGAAGAAGTCTTTCCCCAAGATTAGCCCAGACTGATTTGGTTGGGCGAAGCTCATGGAACTGCCCAAAATCACTCCGGTAATCCAGCTTGCCACGGCATCCTTTGCCTTGGCGGTTGGCGGCTACACAGCCGGAGAAAAATTCGGGTGGTTCAGGAATGAGATCGTTGCGTGGGCGCCGGAGCATTTTCGGATTGAGAATGCCAAGGTTGGCCAGCCCGTGACCGTCACTGTCGCTCGCATTAAAAAGCGTGACGACTGTTCCGTTGAGGGTTTTAACGTCACGGTTCGAGATGGCGCTGGCGTGATTCATGAAGCGACACCGAGCATGACTAGGTTCACTGGCCCTGCTGGCCCGGAGATTGATACCTTCACCTATACCCTCGACATCGCTGATAAGGAAACGATTGCAGCCGGAAGGGCAACTCTCTTGGCTACGATCAAGTATAAGTGTCCAGAAGGTGAACGGGTTGTAACCTATCCTCGCCACCAGAACCTCACCTTTATGTTGGAGAGATAGATGGAGCAGCTTCTTAATCTCGTCAGGACTGTTGCTCCGAGCATCGCTTCTGCTGTTGGCGGGCCTTTGGCTGGCATGGCAACCAAGGCTATCTCTGAGGCTCTTTTGGGAAAGCCGGATGGTTCTGAAGCGGAACTTATGCAGGCCGCTGCCAAGGCAACCCCTGAACAACTTCTAGCTTTGAAGAAGGCCGAGCAAGAGTTTGAGGTCCAGATGCGCGAACTGGACATTGATCTTGAACGGATTGCCAATGCTGACCGGGATAGCGCGAGAAACCGCGAGATCAAGACCAAGGATCTGACGCCAAAGATTCTAGCTGGGTTCATTACCGCTGGGTATTTCGGTGTTCTCTTTTATATGCTGAAAAATGGACTGCCCCAGCATGGGGGTTCTGAGGCTATGTTGGTGATGCTTGGCACCCTCGGCACCGCCTGGGGTGGTGTGGTCGCGTATTACTTTGGTTCTTCTGCGGGCAGCAAAGAGAAGACTGACGCGATGAACAGGATGGTT